CGGGGGGACATTGCGGGATTGATGGACTACGCCGACGGGGCAAAGGCTTGCCTTGTGGTACAGCACGATTACAGGCCGACCGAAACGGTCAAAATGGACAACAAGGCGCAGCATCTTTATCCACGGAAGAACTGGTCAAGTTTCATGTTTATCAACTGCGCTCACCCGCAAGTCAAGACGTTGACACCCGAGGTGGTGAACCGCGAAAGTGGAATGTTCTTGCACCGTTTCCAATGGTTAACGGATGACGTTATAGGCTCTCTGCCGATAGCGTGGAACTACCTTGAGGGTTGGTATACCCGTGACCATTGCCCCAATCCGATAGCCGTCCATTACACCCGTGGCGGCCCGTGGTTTAAGGACTGGATGGACGTGGAATACGGACAGGAATGGCTGGAGGCAAGCCGTTTCGCATGAAAAGGTTTTTATCCCTTGGCGCTGGGGTGCAGTCGTCCACGTTAGCCTTAATGATTGCCCACGGCGAAATAGAGGCGGTGGATGCGGCCATCTTTGCGGATACGCAATGGGAGCCAAAGCACGTATATGACTGGCTGGATTGGCTAGAAAAGCAACTGCCATTCCCTGTGTATCGAGTTCAACGAAGTAATTTACGCGACGATTTGATAGCGCGAAAGAACTCAACTGGACAACAATTTGCTGCTGTGCCTTGGCACATGGTCATGCCGAACGGCGACCGTGCGATGGGGCGACGGCAATGTACGAAGGAGTACAAGATTGAGCCGCTTGTAAAAAAGGAACGCGAGTTGCTTGGTCTTGTGCCACGGCAGCGTGCCAAGGGCGTGCTGTGCGAAACGTGGATCGGCATTAGCACCGATGAAGCCATGCGAATGAAGCCAGCCAAGGAGGCTTGGAAAAAGCACCGCTGGCCGTTAATTGAAAAGTCTATGAGCCGCAACGATTGTCTGCGATGGATGGAGCGCAAAGGCTACCCGCTACCGCCTAAATCGTCCTGTATTGGCTGCCCCTTCCACTCTGACCATGAATGGCGACTAATTAAAGCTGACCCCGTATCGTGGGCTGATGCGTTAGAGGTTGATGCGGCGATCCGACAACAACCGGGTATGAAAGGCCAACAGTTTATGCACCGCTCCTGCGTTCCCTTGGCCGAGGTTGACTTATCTACCGCTGCCGATCACGGCCAAACGGATATGTTTAACAACGAATGTGAGGGGATGTGCGGCGTATGAAGCGCATATTCCCGCCCAACACCCGCAAGTCAGCAATGATTGAATCGTTTGCTGTACTGCTCCGACAGGTGGACGAAACCCGCGCATGGGTTGTGACTGTTGAGGAGTTTAAGCGACCGCGCACCGATCAGCAGAATCGGTTTCTGTGGGGCGTGGTGTACCCGTGCGTTATCGAAGCTGCGAACCTTGAGGGGTGGACGGCTAACGACCTGCATGAGTACTTCCTAGGCGAGTGCTTTGGGTGGGAGACGCTAGAGGGCATGGGGCGCAAGAAGGTCAAACCGCTCAAGCGATCCAGTCGCATGAACAAACAGGAATTCAGCGATTACCTAGAGTTTATTTCCATGAAATGCGCCGACATGGGCATCGTGATACCGGAGCCGACGTATGAACCTGCGTAAAGAGGCCAGAGGTCGGGCGTGTACGGTGCGTTTAGAGGGCATCTGCACCCACAGCAGCGAGACGGTCGTGCTGGCACATATCCGTATGCCGGGACTCTCTGGCATGGGCATTAAAGCTGACGATCTGCTTGGTGCGTGGGCGTGTAGCGCCTGCCACGACGCCATCGACCGACGCTCTAACGCCGACCTAGACCGGGACTATGTGCGATTAGCGCACTTTGAGGGTATGGCTCGCACCATCGCCCAGTTACGCAAAGAGGGCAAAGTGTGACGTTCCTTGTAGATACACCGTATATATCCGCTTACGTTCGTAACGAATACCTGTTTGACGAGCAGGAGGGACATGGAGACTTTACCCCCTGCACCGTCTTTGGGTTCCGCGCAGAACCCGCCCGAGTGCCTATGTTTCAAGTCATGTTGGAGTCAGGCGCACAATGGGCGCGAGTGCCGATTCACATGATCTGCTCTAAACCGTGTGACCCGCTGCCGTTAGAGGTTTGCGTGTGGTGGGACAGCTTCTCTCGCCATTGCACGGTTCACGAATTCAGCTTCCTACGCAATCACGCCGTGGATTGCATGGGACGAGATAAGAAGATTCGACACGGCAATTACCTGTTCACGATTGACTGGTGCAACGGTGGATGGTCAGAAATCCCCGATCAGCACAAGAACCATCACATCATCGTAGAGGAATCAGGACAATGGTTGGCTTATCCAAACAATCGACTAATCTGGAAAGACCCTTCGTGGATTCGCACGGACTTCCCACTACCCAAGTGGAAATCACCCTCGCGGATGTATTCAGCCGAGTTTTCGGCACCCCAGAACACAAGCTCTACCGCCCCGACGATCCAGAAACCAGCCGCGAAGCTGCCCGATCTGTAGACACGTCCCGGCTGGAGCAACTCGTATATGAAACTGTTAAAGGCTACGGTGCGGCAGGTTGCATTAGCGACGATGTTAGAACCGCCCATCCGACCCTTGCTTACAGCAGCGTTACGGCGCGGTTTAAGGCGCTGGCTGAAAAAGGACTGATACGGTACGAGGGACGCCGCAAAGGGGCTTCTGGGCGCTCACAGCGCGTTATGGTGGCCGTATGAAGTGGCTAATAGACCTCTGGCGGCGTAGGCAAGAATTCCGTGATGCAGAATGGCGTCACGTACCCCCGCCTAACTGGAACTGTAAGCGTGGAGGGGTGGAGATATGGTAGACGAGGAAGATGACGCCTTTGAGCAGGAACTAAAGGCAGCCCCTTGGGGATACGGTCAGCCGATTGATATATTTTTCGTTATTGCCCAACTCAAGCGCCACGGCCTATACCGAGAGGCAAAATGGTTGCTAGATGAGTGGGCAATACTGACGCATAGGTGACGGGTCGTCTAAAGGTAGGACAACGGACTTTGACTCCGTTTATCGTGGTTCGAGTCCACGCCCGTCAGCCATCCCCATCAGGCGGCCACTTAAAGGAGCGGGTCTGTAGGAAGTACCGCCCGGTACACTTACAGACCCCCTTTAAGTAGTCCTCAATCTCGGGGTGCGAGCAGTAATATCCTTGCCCATTTGCAGGGCAAAAAAACACGCATAATTGACACGGATCAAACCGCTTCCAGTCTACCGATTTCTCATCCATCGCAAGTATTCCGCGCCTTCTTCGGGTTCCCACCAGACCTTGATCAAATCAGGATGGTTAGGCGGTAGGTCAGGGTTAATGGTTGTCAGGGCGCACGGAGACAGGGAATTGTCTCTAAAGCCCCTCTCCTTGGCGTAGCGGTCATAAACCTTGTAGCTCGCTACTTTCATCGTGTGCATCGTAATGCCCGTTATAGGGTCTTTAAGAACGCTGTAGGCGCTTTCGTGCTTATGGCCTGCCACGTACAAATGGTCGCGTGTACCCATCAGCGCGGCCTTCATCGGCCCGTGGGCGGGGTTCCATATGCTTGATCCCGCATGATCGTGGCGAGCGTTTACTCGCACTTCCGCGCCGTTCGGAAAGCGCAAGGCTATGCGGGCCTCGGAGGATTTGTACAACGCGTTTTGCTGTTTTGCGATCCATTTAAGCGGATCTCCTGACCCTGACCACAAATCGTGGTTGCCGCCGATCATGTATAGCCAGTTGCAGCGATTGACGAACCATTCTGCGAGCTTCCACGCCTGCGCCGCTGACGTACTCTGGTCGGCGTATAACCTTGCTAAACGACCACACCAGTTGTTTGTGGTATCGCCTACGTTGCAGGCAAATAGCCCCTCTGTGGCGTTAACGAGGGCGGTATGGCGTTCGATGGCCTCAATGTCACAGCCGTCATCGTCCACGTGCGGGTCGCCAAAGTGCAGTAACCCAATAGCGCCACCCAATTTCACCCGAATCGGGATGAGCTTGGACGCCTCCTCATGCTCGCGCTTGTGGGCAAACTTGCGCTTGCGCTGCTCAATCAGCTCCTCAATAGGAACATCGTCATCCGGCAGCGGGGTGAACTCAAACGCCCCACGCTCAACGATCTGGCGACCAGGGTAATACGTGGATTCAGGGACAATGACGCCTTGCTCTTTTAACCTTTTGATTCGCAGCAGCAATGTGCGCTCGTTAATGCCGAGTTTGGCGGCGACGATGGCACGGATACCGTTGGATTCTTGTAAGAGTTTGACTATCTGCTCGTCAGTCGCTTTTTTTGCTACCACGATTCGCCTTCCGTTTGACCGTAATGCCGAGTTCCTTTCGGCGCTTATCGGTTCTGTCCGGGGCTAACACGGCTTTCCATTCCAGATGACCGTCAACGAGTCGATATTCCTCTTTGTGCGTTAGCGCACAGTCGCAGCACTCGGTATAGGTATAGCCCTTTACCCGATACCAAGTTCCCTCGTTCATCTGAACAACAGGGATTTTCTTCATAACAAGCTCGCCTCTGCCTGTCTGCGTCTAACGAGTCCGGGCAGCACTTTACCCCCGCCACGAACCCATTTTGCTAACTGTTCTTTTGCTCCTACCCAATCTTTTGCATCAATTCTTCGGCGCAACGTAGACGCTCTATAGCGCCCAACGCCGAGGTTATACGCAAAATCTATCATAGCCGCTAGTGCTTTCGGTTCTGTGACAAGCCTCGGCGATGCTTTTAACACCCCTTTTGCGTAGTTATGACGCAATTCTTGGGTCAGCCAAAGATTAGCCATTTCTTTAGTGATGGGCGGGTCATCCATCGTGACCTTGGTGCCGTCTGGTTTGTAAACGGTTCCGTAGCCTATGGTGGGATAACCAGCAGGGCAGATATACGGCTTGCTTCGGAACCCTTCAAAGTGCCTGCATAACTCTGCCGCAATCTCTATGGCCTCATCGAGTGCGCTCATAGAC